CTGGTAACCAAGGCTGCTCATCGCTATATGCAGTTTGAGCCTGAGTTGTACCCAGTGGCTGACTATAAGTTTGACGTATCCAGCTCTCTAGGTATTATTGCCCGTGAGTATGAAGTCACACAGCTTGTACAGTTATTACAAACCATGTCTCCTGAGACCCCAATGTATCCTGAGCTGATTAAGTCCATTGTTGAGAACATGAACTTGTCCAACCGTGAAGAACTTATTGCCAAGCTTGACCAAGCCAATCAGCCTAACCCAGAAGCACAACAGGCTCAACAGGCTTCACAGCAAGCTCAGTTGCAGTTCCAAGCTTCACAGACTGCTGCCCTTAACGGACAGGCTCAAGAGTCTCAGGCACGTGCTGCCAAAGCTATGGCTGAAGCACAGGCTGTACCACAAGAGCTTGAGATTGACCGTATTAAGGCTGTAACAGCTAACTTAGATGCAGGGGATGCGGACGACAAAGAGTTTAAGAAGCGCCTTGAAATCTCTAAGCAGCTACTCAAGGAGCGTGAGGTAGCCGTTAAGGAAGGCAACGTAGAACAACCAGCACCACAGGCACAACCACAAGCACGACCTCCAATGCAACCTAATATGGGACAATTGCCACAATGATTACAGAGCGACAGTTCAACGACGTACTTAAACAGATAAACGAAGCATTTAAGGATGTCAACAAAAAAGTAGACAAACTACAAGAACAAGTCAACACTAAGGAGGCTCCTAGTGCCAGCAAAAAAACCAGACCCAAGACTAGCTAGGGTAGGCGTAGCGGGGTACAATAAGCCGAAACGTACCCCCGGTCATCCTAAGAAGAGTCACGTAGTGGTTGCCAAGGAGGGTGACAAGGTTAAGACCATCCGCTTTGGAGAGCAGGGAGCTAAGACAGCAGGTAAGCCTAAAGCAGGTGAGTCTGAGGCTATGAAGAAGAAAAGAGCCAGCTTCAAAGCACGACATGGTAAGAACATAGCTAAAGGCAAAATGTCTGCGGCATATTGGGCTGATAAAGCTAAGTGGTAGTGTACTAATATGTATACAAAAGTGTCTTAAGTATACATTAGAGTGTACATTGTATAGTATATGAAACATAACAGGAGGAATTTATGCCCTCATATTCAATGAAGCCTAAAAGCAAAGCAAAGCCGAAATCAATGCCCAAGCCTAAGCGCGGACAACGTGCGGGTAAGAACAAGATGAAGGCACGTGGTTACAAATAAGTAAAATAAAGCTTGACATTTGACTGTAAATATGTTATAATACTACTATAGTATGCTTTAGTATACTTTAACTTGTACTTTAACTTATAACAAACTGTCCTTTAAGGAGAAACAGTTAATGAATGACACAGACAAAGAACTAGAAAAATACTACGAAGATATGCTTTCGATGTTTCGTACATCAGGTTGGAAGACTTTATCGGAAGACCTGCTTACTAACTCCAAAGGCATTAATTCAGTAGAAGGAACGAAAGATGAAAAAGACCTCTTCTTTAGGAAGGGACAACTTTATGTCATTGCTTCGTTGCTAAACTTAGAAGAGCAAGTCCGTGACGCATATGACAACCTAGGCATGGAAGACGATGCCGCTGTTTGATTTTAAATGTGAAGCTGGACATACTAATGAACGATTCGTTAGTAGCGACACTAAAGAAGTTGAGTGCAATGATTGTGGTCAACTAGCAGTAAAGCAGCTAAATTCTTTTGGAACTTGGACTGAAAAGCGGAATGGTATTGCGTCCGACAATTGGGTCAAGAAACGAGAGAGTCAGCTGAAACAAGAACGTAAGGCAAATTCATAGGTGTGTTGAACCCTTACATAATATAAACCTCCATAATACTAAAGGTACGGAGTTTAATAATGGCAACAATTTTACCAGACGAGCGTCCAGAAGACGACAAAGAAGAACTAGGCAACCTTGAGGAAATTACACAGGAAACTCAACAAGAGGTAACTCCTGCGGAAACCCAAGAAGATGACATCCCCGATAAGTACAAAGGAAAGTCAACCGCTGAGATTGTAAGGATGCACCAAGAAGCTGAGAAGCTCCTAGGAAAGCAAAGCGGAGAAGTAGGGGAGTTACGTTCAGTCGTTGATAGTTACATTCAGACACAACTCGACAACACTACACCAACGCAAGAAACTGTAGACGAAGATATTGATTTCTTTTCCGACCCTGACAAGGCTGTCGAAAGAGCTATCGCTAATCACCCTTCAATTAAGAAGGCTGAGGCTGCCACACAGGAACAGGCACGAACTATTGCAATGACACAACTTCAGAAGCGTCATCCTGACATGACTGATATTGTTCAGAACCCAAAGTTTGTTGAATGGATTAAAGCCTCTAAGATTAGAACACAGCTCTTTGCTCAAGCAGACACGCAGTACGACTACGAAGCTGCCGACGAACTCTTCACTAACTGGAAGGAACGTCAAGGTGCCGTAGCTAAGACTGTAGCTGCTGAGAAGCAAACAAGGAAATCCGCTGTTAAAGCTGCCTCTACTGGTAGCACCAAAGGAAATGGAGAACAGCGAGCGAAGAAGATATATCGACGCTCAGACATTATTAAACTAATGCAGGACAATCCAGAACGGTATTTAGCTTTATCTGATGAAATCACTAGGGCTTATGCCGAGAAGAGAGTCCGCTAACTAAACTCTTTTATTATAAGGTATTAAATTATGACTGATTCAACATATCCCAACATGGGCGGTGCGGTAGACAACACTAGCGCTGCTACTTTTATCCCAGAAATTTGGAGTGACGAAGTTGTTGCTGCATACAAGTCTAACTTGGTTCTGGCTCCTCTGGTCAAGTCTTTGGGCATGACTGGTAAGAAAGGCGACGTTGTACATATCCCTAAGCCTGTTCGTGGCGATGCTCACGCTAAGGTTGAAGGCCAAGCTGTAACCATTCAGAATGCTTCTGAGGGTGAAGTACAGGTTGTTATCGACAAGCACTTCGAATTCTCTCGTATGATTGAAGACATCACCGAGACTCAGGCTCTGGCTTCTCTCCGTCAGTTCTACACTGGCGACGCTGGTTATGCTCTGGCTAAGCAGGTTGATAGTGACCTGACTAACCTTGGTAAGTCTCTGGGTGACGGCGATGGTAGCGACTGGACTCACAGTGCTTCTTTCCAGATTGACCCTACTTCCGGTCTTCTTGAAGCATACAGCGCACAGGGTGCTGCTGAGTGTGGTGATTTTTCTGACCTAGCTTTCCGTGCTTTGATTCAGAAGATGGATGATGCAGACGTTCCTATGGACAACCGCTGCTTCGTAGTTCCACCTTCACTGCGTAACGCTATCATGGGCATTGACCGCTACAACTCTTCTGACTTCGTAGATGGTCGCGGTGTTCAGAACGGTCAGATTGGTACTCTGTACGGCATTGACGTATTTGTATCAACCAACGCTGCTACTCTTGAAAGTGGTGTTAAAGGCGCACAGCTTCTGCACAAGGACACTTTTGTTCTGGCAGAGCAGCAGGGCGTTCGTTCACAGACTCAGTACAAGCAGGAGTTCCTCGGAACCTTGTACACTGCTGACACTCTGTACGGCACTAAGGTCTTGCGTCCAGACGCTGGATTCGTACTTGCAGTAGATGCATAAGTAGTAACCAAGAGGGGCTTCCTGTAACAGGGGAGTCCCTTTTTCTACTTTCCCCTCCTCTCATACTTGAACAGGTTTCTTGATGTCTAATTATATTAAAACTACTAACTTTGCTGCTAAAGATTCTCTGCCGTCTGGTAACCCTGCTAAGATTGTTAAAGGGACGGAGATTAACACTGAGTTTGACAACATAGCTGTAGCTAGTGCTACTAAACTAAATTCCTCAGCCGTTTCGACTTTTGGTGGTACACTGATTGACGATGCGAACGCTTCTGCTGCACGTACTACCCTAGGCTTGGGCACTGCTGCCACTACAGCCTCTACGGACTACGCTACTGCTGCGCAGGGCACCACAGCCGATGCCGCACTACCTAGAACAGGTGGAGCGATGACAGGCGCAATAACAACCAACAGCACCTTCGATGGACGAGACGTAGCCACAGACGGCACAAAGCTCGACGGTATCGAAGCAGGTGCAGATGTAACCGACACCACTAACGTTGTAGCATCCCTATCGGCAGGCACAGGCATTAGCTTGTCCGCTGGTGGAGAGATTGCTAATACAGCTCCTGACCAGACTGTCGCATTGACAGGCGCTGGTGGTACTTCCGTTTCAGGAACATATCCTAGCTTTACAATTACTAGCACTTCTTTTGCACTTCCCGTGGCTACTGACACAACTTTAGGCGGCATTGAGCTGTTTAGTGACACAGACCAAACTGTAGTTGCTAATGCTGTAACTACTACTGCTGCAAGAACTTACGGTATCCAGTTAAACAGCGACGACCAAGCCGTTGTCAATGTTCCTTGGACTGATACTACATACACCGTGGGCGATGGCGGTCTTACCGAGATTAACTTTACCTCTGCCGACAACACTAAGCTAGATGGTATTGAAGCCAGTGCAGACGTAACGGACACAGCTAACGTAACAGCCGCTGGTGCTTTGATGACTACCGGCGGTACGCTGACAGGCGACCTTAACTTCGGCGACAACGACAAGGCTACGTTCGGTGCTGGTGATGACCTAGAGATTTACCATGATGGGTCTAATAGCTATATTAGCGACGCTGGGACAGGATATTTAATTTTAGGTAACTCAGATGCAGGGACTATTATTAAAAACGGCAGTGGTCAAAACCTGCTAACAACAACTGCTAGTGAGATTAGATTAGGGCATCAAGGAAATACTAAGTTAGCAACAAAATCCACAGGCATAGACGTTACTGGCACAGCCACGATGGATGGTTTGACTGTTAGCAATCTAGATGGCTCAATAATTAAGCTAGAAAGCACAGGCAATGGTTTAGGCGCAGGCGCAGTTATTGGAGACCTTCAATTCTATGGCAATGATACGTCTACACCCGGAGCAGGGATAAAAGCATCTATTACCGCTACCACAGTTGATGCGCTTGGTGATGATTCACAATTAATGTTTAGCACTTCTAACGGAACTACAAACAACGTCAATCGTATGCTTGTCGCCAACAACGGAGACATCAGCTTCTACGAGGACACAGGCACAACGGCTAAGTTGTTCTGGGATGCGTCTGCGGAGTCTTTGGGTATTGGTACTAGTTCGCCTTCATCAAGTTTAACAACTGCGGCAGACTCAGGTGTTTTAGTTACTGATGCTTCTGGGTTAAGGCAGATTGAAATTGTGCCACCACAAACTAGCAATGGTTTTGCTGGTGAGGTGGGAACCCGAAGCTCCCATCCTCTTGTTTTTAATACAGTTAGCACAGAACGCATGCGCATAGACTCATCAGGCAACCTGTTGGTGGGTAAGACTTCTTCTGATTTAGGTGTAACAAAAGGGTTTGAATACTATGTTGGTGGTGGAGATTCTGTAGCGTTTTTAACTAGAAGCAATAACCCTTCTGCAATCTTTAATAGATTAGGAAGTGATGGCACTATCGCACAGTTCCGCAAAGACGGCACAACCGTAGGTAGTGTTGGTGTTGATAACTCTGACAATTTAGTGATTGAAGGAAACTCAACACACTCAGGTTTGCAGTTTGGTACTAGTGCGGTATTGCCTCATAAAGGCGGCACTAATATAGATGCAACAGTTGACATAGGACATTCTGATAGTCGCTTCAAAGACCTACACCTATCAGGCATTGCTAATACTGGCGGTGTGCGTATTGATAATACAGACAGCATCAGACCCACTAGCGACACTTCTTTGATAACCGTGTCGGGCGGTAATGCAACTAACTCTGGAGCTAATTATTCAGTATTTGGTGGTTCGCATCCTTCTAGTCCTAATATCCACCGCTGGCGAATTGATGGCACAGAAGCCATGCGCATAGACTCCAGCGGTAACGTGGGTATTGGTACTAGTTCGCCTGGTAGTGCTTTAGATGTTGCAGGAACTCTAACAGTACAAGGAGCTATCACAGAAGACGCAGAAACCCTTACAGGCACGGCAACTACTATAGACCTAGCGACTGCGACTAACTTTGTACATGACCTCACAGGCAATACTACTTACACCTTTAGCAACCCAGCAACCACAGGCAATGCTACAGCGTTCACCTTGAAAGTTATTCAGGACACCACAGCCCGTACAATTACTTGGCCTGCTAGTGTTGACTGGGCGGGAGGCACAGCGCCTACCTTGACAGCAACCAGTGGCGGTGTAGATGTGTTTGTATTCTATACTATTGACGGTGGTACTACTTACTACGGCTTCACGGCTGGACAGGCGATGGCATAATGAGTACAGTAGCTAATAAACTTATCAAGGCTAAGACTGATTCTGGAGTCACGCCTGACCCAGATTTTACAAAGCTTCTTACAATAGCAGGCAGCGGCGGCACAACCCTGCTTAATGATTTAGACGATGCTTCGCAGATTGATTATTTTAATAATTCGGCTTTCGGTTTTAACGTCGGCGCTGGCGGGGCAGACATGTACACAGCAGTAGATGATACTAATAAAGTTTTTATGGTGACGAACAGGAATGCTGACCGTTTAGCTATTGCAGATTGGAGCGATGACACAAATATAGTTGTAGCAGACACCGTAATAAATTCTGTTGGGTTAGACCAAGTTACTGGGGTAGCTGTTGACCCTTCAAAAGAGTTCGCATATACCGCTAACTTATCTGGCACTACATCAAATAAGGGCCATTGTAGATACGACTATAGCGACCCGACAAATGTAACATTAGAGTGGTTTTTACAATACGGGTCAGCAACATACGGTCTAACAGTTAATCCCACAAGAGAGCTGCTTTATTACTTTACTAGCTCTAGTTTACGTACTTTTGACATTAGCCCAACAGGAACTAATGTTATGGTTTTTAAAGATAATTTACAACTCGGCTCTATAGCGCAGTATGTACAAGATACCTTTTTAGATGTTGCAAATGATATTTTATACGCAGTAACTAGCAGCGATAGAATTATAGCTATTGATGTCAGCACTGACACAGCGGCAGTGCTTTTGGATAGCCTCGGTGACACTACAAACTTAGACTACGCGATGGCGGTAGAGGTAGATGTAGACGCAGAAATAGCTTTTGTTTCTAACCGATACGGAAAAATCTCCAGCATTGATGTAAGCGACCCGTCTAATTTAACTTTATTAGATACCTATACAGGTGTCGGCTACTCTAATGATACACTTAGAAAAAGTATGGCTATTGACGCTGGAGCTAAAAGAGTATATAACTCTTACGGTAATAGCTACAGCCCAGCAGGAGTTAAAGTTATAGAATACTCTGACCCATCTAATTTAACTTTAGAAACTACTATTGACCATTCAAGCTTGGCATATCAAGGCGCTAAAGTACACTTATACAACTAAGGATTTATTATGTACGTAAAAACAATCAATAACACTGTAGATGAGTTTCCCTATAGTATAAAAAAATTACGAAAAGACAACTCAGGTGTTTCTTTCCCACTAGAGATAAACGAAGAAACCTTAATTTCTTTTGGCGTGTTTTCAATAGTTAGAGGAGAGTTTCCAGAAAATATATCGCATACAGAAACTGCTGTTCATGCTTCAGCGCCTGTGCTTGTAGAAGGTGTATGGACACTGCCTTGGGTTGTACGGGACAAGACAGCAGACGAAATAGCCTCAGAAGCCTCTAGCGTGCGTTATGAGCGTGATGAGCTACTGACCCTATGTGACTGGACGCAGATGCCCGACAGTCCTTTAGACGACAGCACAAAGGCTTCTTGGGCTACTTACCGCACAGAGCTACGTGACATATCGGAACAAGCAGGATTTCCAACTAACATTACTTGGCCTACAGCGCCTTAATTAAACAAAAAGGAATAAAACAATGGCAGTAACTTGGACAATCTCAACCCTTGAACACGAAATCTCAGACGGCGCAGTTATTGTAGCCCACTGGAGAGCATCAGACAGCGAAGTAGTAGATGATGTAACTTACTCAGGCAGCTCTTATGGCACTTGTGGCTTTACCCCTGACCCATCATCACCTGACTATGTTCCATATGCTGACATCACTGAAGAGATGGCTATCGGCTGGACTAAAGATTCACTTGGCGAAGAGCAAGTAGAAAGCATCGAAGCTTCTATTGCATCACAGATTGACGCTGAAAAAAATCCAACTCAGGAAGCAGGCGTTCCTTGGTAAAACCCCCTAAACTTAAAATAAGGATTTAAGCATGGTGGAAGAAACAAAAGAAGCTTTGGACGTTGCTGCCGCATCAACAGGTATCCTTGCTCTCGCAGCTTGGTTACCGCCAGTCGCCTCTATATTCACCATAGTGTGGTTGGGTATTAGAATATACGAGTCAGACACAGTACAAATGTTAGTTCATGGTAAAAAACTACTTGACAAACAAGACTAAATAGTGTATAATATGAGTATACTTAAATCTTTAATACAGCCCGTTACAAGCATACTTGACAAGTTTATACCTGATGCTGACACCAAGCAAAAGATTGCCCATGAAGTTGCGACTATGGCAGAGAAATACGCACACGAAAGTGCAATGGCACAGATAGAGGTAAACAAAACTGAAGCGGGACATAGGAACTTATTTGTCGCAGGTTGGCGTCCGGCTGTCGGCTGGGTATGCGTGCTTTCTATGGCGAGTAACTTCTTGGTTATTCCGATGGCAAATTTTACGCTGGCTTTGGCCGATTCTTCAGTCAACATTCCCCTTATAGATTTGTCAACAATGATGCCAGTTCTTATGGGTATGTTAGGGTTAGGGGTGTTACGTACAGTAGAGAAAACTAAAGGGGTTAAGAATGGCACTACCTAAACCAGACCCAAGTCGCTATCGTGGCGGCAGTAGAAGTCGTTACTACAGAGAAGACTTAGCAGCGTGGGAAGCTAAACAAAAAACTACACCTGACTACACAATACAGCCTGTGGGTGCCGAAGAAGTTGTTAGCCTTGCTAGTTCGTTTGACGAGGAAACTGACCCCTTTGCTGTGGAGTATGGAGCTGGCTCAGGATACCGTGGAGAACCCTCTGTAAAAGAAGAAGAAGAAGAAGGACGAGCCACGGGTTATCGAGAAAGCTTAGACCCTTTCGACTCATTCGCGAAAGTATTTATATCAGGAAGTGACCTTGGAAAAGTAGATTTCTTAGATGACCCTGAGATGATGCGCGATGCGATGGAAAGCAGCTACCTTCCTTATATAGAATATGATGACGAAATGATGGCTGACCTTTACTTTCAAACAAGTGAAGAACTTTTCCGTCAACAAGCAATCACACAGGCCGCCTCCGGTTCAGCCTTTCCTACAATGGGTCGTCGTTTAGGTGGAGACCCTGAAGAATATGAAAGAGCTTATTATCACAATCAAATGATAAGCAGAGGAGTAGACCCTGAAACTGCGAGAGATTGGTACGATTCTGATGAAAGTATCTACGAAGGGCGTGAACTACTTGCTTCAGATTTCTTAGAAAAGAAAGAAAACTTTACAAGCGCTATGGATAATCTTCGTAAAGAAGATATGTCAGCTTTTCAAGAAAAGTATGAAGAGTTAGATTTCGGACTACGGGTGTCTTATTTACAGGAGCTAGAAAAAAGAGGTGAGATAGAAAAGGAAGACTACGAAAGCGCATGGCGTTCTGAGTGGAATTTATCTCAAAAAGATTCAGAAAATCCTTACTATATTATAGAAGCTCCTGCGCCTGCCGATGTTCCAGCCGCGGGCGTTAGAGAAGGAGAAACGACACTAGTAGCTTACCGCCCTAATGACCCTAATGCTTGGAGTGTTGTTAGTGAAGATACTTATTATATTCCAGAAACAGAAGCTCAGTATAATCGAGAAAATGTAAATGAGTTACAGTACTATGACAATCTGCGTGTACAAGGTGACATCCCACCTATAGAATATAGCGCGTGGAATGAGTGGCGTGATGAGTTCTTAATTCCCGGGGTTCGTACTTTTGCTGCCATCTACACAGGTGGTAAATCAGAACAGCTTTACTCTGCTATTCGTTTAGCAACAGGTGAAACACTACACGGTTCTGATTACGCTAATCTGGTTATTGGTGGTTTGGAACAAGCAGGTATTATTACCCCGCCAACGGACATGAGTAGTGAGTGGGTTAATTCTCCATTAAGCGGGACAGTCGGTCAGCAAATGGCTGATAACTTATTAATGGGTTTTGACGGTGCGCTATCCGCAACTGAAATGATAGATGGAATTGGTTTAGGTGGTTTAACGTATAACCAGACAACAAGCCTTATTAGCGCAATCGGTGACCAAGATGTCTTAGGAGCTGCTTTAGCTCTTCAAGGCAATACTCTGATAAGCGACAACTTAGAAGCAATCGGTATACCTCCTGCACTTGCAAACGACCCTGACTTTATTGAGGGTACAAAAGCAGCCTTAGAAACAGCTATAGCAGGCGGGGACTTTCAAGACGCTTTGGAAGACGGTTTAGTGGAATACATAACTGAGGGTGGCGGTTTCGGAGGTGTTCCTGATATAGATGTCGGTGACCTTTCTTCCGTTTTAGACCCTATCGTGGAAGTAGTACAGAACGTAGGAGACGCTTTACAGCCTATCTTTGATGGTGTCGAAGACGTAGCCCAAGTAGTTGGCGATGTAGTCGAGGATGTTATCATTGACCCAGCGGACGACATACTAGACTTACTTGGTAGTGAGGTGGTTGACCCTATCCTTCAAGCGGTAGAACCTATCGCGGCAGTAGTCGAAGATGTTATTATTGACCCGATAGATGATGCTCTTGACTACGTAGGTTCTGAGTTCGTAGACCCTGCTATACAGGCTGCCGAAGATGTAGCACAGGAAGTAGGGGACGTTATTGAAGACTACGTTGTAGACCCTGTAGATGATGTCTTAGACTTTGTGGGCGAAGAGATTGTAGACCCTGTTGCACAGACCATCGGAGACGTTGCGGAAGACGTAGTTCAGACGACTGGTGATGTAGTGGAAGACGTTGCACAGGTCATAGGCGATGCTGTTGAAGAAGGTGTTGTAGACCCCGTAGACGATGTTTTAGACTACATAGGTGAAGAGTTTGTAGACCCAGCATTACAGGCAGGAGAAGACGCTCTACAGGTCACAGGAGACGTTCTGGAAGACATAGGACAGTCAGCTGGTGATATTATTGAAGACGTAGCTCAGGACACAGGAGCGGCTGTAGAGGACGTAGCGCAGGTTGTTGGTGATGTAGTTGAGGACGCAGGGCAAGTTGTAGGTGATGTCGTAGAGACAGTAGTTGATGCTATACCTGAAGTAGACTTACCAAGCGTAGACTTGCCTAGCATAGACTTACCTAATATTAATCTTAACTTACCACAAATAACCATGCCTTCGTTTATGGCTTCACCGAGAGCAGGTACAAGAACTACGGACACTTTGTTTAAGGATATGTTGCAGTTTGAAACAGAAATAACAGCAGCTCCACAGATACAAAGGCTAGGACAACAGCCTCTAATGCCAGTTGCTCAAGTTCCAACGGCACCTGTGTTACCACAAACAAACATACTAGGACAGTTTTTACAACCAACACAAGCAACACAACGTAGACCGCAGGGTTTATTAACAGGAAGAAGGGTTTAATTAATGACATACTTACAGATAGTAAACAGTGTACTGCGTCGGCTCCGTGAGGAGGAGGTAAGCACTGTAGCACAGAACAGCTACTCTAAACTGATAGGAGAGTTTGTTAATGATGCAAAAAGAACTGTAGAGGACGCTTACGACTGGACTGCATTACGTACCGAGCTTCCTGTGTCTCTTGTTGCTGACACTACTACATATTCTTTGACAGGCTCAGGCACTAACTTGAAGGTCTTTAACGTTGTTGATGAGACTTCTAAGAACTTTGTACAATACCGTGGTGCTGCTTGGATGGATAATGCTAACTTAGTAACTCCTCCACCGTCGGGCAAGCCTCAGTACTATTGCTTCAAAGGTGTAGACACTAATGGTGATGACACTGTTGAGATTTATCCTAACCCAGACAAAGCGTACACCTTGACATTTAACTCTGCTGTACGTACTGCTAACTTTACTGAAGATACTGACAAGCTCACAGTTCCCTCTTTGCCGGTGACTCAACTGGCTACAGCGTTGGGTGCTAGGGAGCGTGGAGAAACTGGTGGAACAAGCGCCGCTGAATTGTTTGCTCTGGCTGATGTCTCTTTGTCCGACGCCATTGCTTATGACTCAGCCAAACACCCCGAAGAAACTATCTGGTATTCATAATGGCTCAACAATTACAGAACATTACAGTAGCAGCACCGGGATTCTTTGGCCTTAACACAGAGGATTCACCTATTGGCGGTAATCCTTCGTTTGCGTCTATCGCAGACAACTGTGTTATTGACAAGCTGGGTCGTATCGGTGCAAGAGAAGGCTGGGAGGAAGTCAGTACCAACGGTTCCTCCGTACTAGGGACTAGCCGTGGTATTGAAACAGTGTACGAATACATTGATTCTTCCGGCGATAAATATATACTGTCAGCAGGTAACAACAAAATATTTACAGGGACTACAACACTAACGGACGCGACACCCACAGGTTACACTCCCACAGCTAACAACTGGAAAGTTGTGACTCTAAACGACCATGTGTATTTGTTCCAACGAGACCATGAGTACGTGCTTGGCACCGACCACGAGGGTTCTTTTGTATTGGAAGAACACTCAGCACACACACACGCGACAGGTAATCCACCAGAGGCTAATGAAGTTTTAGCAGCTTACGGTAGACTTTGGGCGGCTGATGTTACTGGTAATAAGCACACAGTATACTGGTCTGATTTGTTAAATGGACATCACTGGACAGGCGGTACTTCAGGTTCGTTAGATGTCACGACTGTATGGCCTACGGGCTTTGATGAGATAACAGCCTTAGCAGCTCACAATGGCTTTCTAATCATCTTTGGCAAGAAGTCTATACTGGTGTACTCCGGTGCTACTTCTCCGGCCTCTATGACCCTTGTAGACACTGTAGAGGGCGTTGGTTGTATCGCTCGTGACTCAGTACAGCACACAGGCAAAGACATTCTCTTTTTGTCTAATTCAGGTGTACGTAGTTTCGAAAGGGTTATACAAGAAAAGTCCCTACCTATGCGCGACATCAGTAAGAATGTACGTACTGATTTAATGTCATTAGTAGTTTTACAAAGTAATCCTATAAAGTCTATGTATAGTTCTGACAATGCTTTCTATGTGTTGACACTTCCTGACAGCAACACTGCATATTGTTTTGATATGAGAACACCACTAGAGGATGGTTCTCAGCGCGCTACTACTTGGTCAAGCCTCTACCCTTTGTCGTTTACTGTTCTTGAAGACGGTACTGTTTACATAGGTAAAGACAGCGGTATTGTAAAGTACAGTGGGTACTTAGACGGGACTGAGAAGTACGAGATGCGTTACTTTAGTAATCCTTTGGACTTTGGCAATACGTCCAACCTAAAGTTCTTGAAGAAGTTTAACTTAACTATTATCGGTGGTCAAAACACGCCCACAACTCTTAACTGGGGCTATGACTATGCGCAAAATTATACCAAACAAGCATTTATCTTTGGTACAGGAACTCTAGCCGAGTACGGCATTGCTGAGTACAACACTACTGGTGAATACACTTCATCTATTCTTATCAACACTCCGAAGGTAAACACCAGTGGTAGCGGTGAGGTAGTGACGATTGGCCTTGAAGCTGAGATTAACGAGGCTCAGTTCTCTATTCAAAAAATTGACATACACGCTCTATTAGGGAGACTAATATAATGAGTTTATTTGATTTAACTGACGCAGCTAGAGCCGGCGCTGATTACTACCTAGGACGTGAGAACATCCAAGACGTTCAACAGCTAGGTCGTGAGCAGCAGGCAGCCCTTACAGGACTTGCAGGACAGGTAGGGGAAGCTACTCAGTTTAAACCCTACACAGTCACAGGTACTTTAGCTGATGTTTCAGCAACACCTGAAGGGGGTTTAACCGTTGGGTTGTCTCCTGAGCAACAGGCTTTACAAACGCAGCTAATGGGACAAGCAGCAGGTTTATTTGGTCAAGTAGGACAAGACCCTGCGGCACAGCAAGCTGCTATCTTTGAACAGATTCGAGCTACACAGCGTCCTGAAGAGGAACGTCAGCGTCTAGCTTTAGAAGAGCGTATGCTATCCCAAGGTCGCTTAGGTCTTTCCTCCGCTGCTTACGGTGGTGCTTCTCCTGAGTTACTGGCACAGGAGACTGCACGACAGGAAGCTATGTCACGAGCTAGTTTAGGTGCTAGACAGCAAGCATTGGCTGAACAACAGCAATCACTTCTAGGGGCACAGGGTCTACTGGGTGCTGGTTATATGCCACAACAGCAGGCTATTGGACTCTTTGGTGCCGCAGCTACTCCTGCCGGGTTTGCCGACGTAGGCCGTAGAACTGGCGCACAGTACCAAGCTGAATTAGGTTTAGGTGGTGTTGAAGCCCGTACACAGGCTGAAGACTTAGCTAACCAGCTGAGACTACAACAGCAGCGTTCCTTGCTTGATAGTTTGTTAGGTCGAGAAGCTACACTACAGGAGCAGATAGCAGCGGCTGCGTTACGTCAGCCCGATTTAGCTTCGGGACAAGATGGTATATTTAGTAATATTTTTAGCGGCGCACAAGACTATCTTTCTGGTCTACCTGTTATTGGTGGTATGTTTGGCGGTATTTCACTTAATGAAAATTACACACCTACTGATACAGTACAGGACATTCAAGATGTTCTTGATTTAGGTAGTAACTTTGACATAACTCAACAATAAAGGAGACAAACCTAATGGCTAAAGATTTAATGAGAATGCTCACGGAGATTACTCCCACACAACAGCCTACTTCTGCTGTACCCGGTACTCCCGGTTTCCGTGGTATGTTTGGTCAGCAACAAGCACAACGACTTCAGGGTAGCTTAGGTCGTGTCGCTAGTGGTGGCGCCCCTTCGCCCCAAGCACGTATGGGTCAAGCGTTAGCTGGTCTGGACTTAAATAAACCGGAAGACCTAGCGAAGCTGGCTAAGATACAACAAGGTACTGGTGACCTCGCTGGTGCTGCTCAGACGGCTGCTAAGATACAGGCTATGGGACAAGCTGAGGTATCTAGCGGTTATAGACAAAGGGCAGAACAAAGAGAGATTGAAAGACTTGCAGCGGAAAAAGCTCGTGGTCGTAAAATGCTTGCTGGAGATTATGAAAGAATTGCTGAGGCAGAGGAAGCAGCGGAAAAAGCTGATGGGGAAGCCGCAAAAGCTTTAAATTTAATCTCACGATACGCACGCTTTAAGCCTACTGGCGGCGTCATCGGTAAAACTTGGTCTGCGACTAAAGAGTTTTTAGGTGGACAAACCGCAGTTGACTCTTTAAAAACGGAGTTTGATAACTTAATATCCGTTGGTATTATCAATAATCTACCACCGGGTGTTGCTTCTGACCGAGATATTGCTATAATTCAAAAAGGTTTTCCAACTAAGGACTGGAACGCAAAGGAAATTGAAAGATTCCTTAAAGCCATGGCTAAAATGTCTGCGTTTAATGCTGAAAGGAATAAAGAAAAAGCTAAATACTTAAACGATAATAGAGGCAATCAAGCTGGTTTTGTTCAGCATTGGCAAGACTTGAAGAAAAGTGAAGGGTATGCAGAGCAAGTAGCGCAGCAGTACAATCTTCCCGGCTACGATATACCCGAAAAACCAATGACTTGGGATGCTCAAGTAGCCGCAGATACGCTAACAACCGCAAGCGTACCTACACAAGCTTCTCGACGAGGCTTCAGATAAGATAGGAATTTAATATGTCTTTTAGTAAAACATTACCCACAGGACAAGTAATTGACGGAATACCTGATGGGACTACAGAAGAACAAATAAAGCAATATGCTATTGGTTCTGGATTAGCCACGGAAGAGGATTACAATATAGACCAAGCAACTAAAGCCGACTACATATCTACTGTTACTGAAACAGGAGGTGCCGTTGCCGGTGCCTTATATGGTGCCTCTTTAGGTACAGCTTTTGGGCCAGTAGGTTCCGTTGTTGGCGGTTTGCTTGGTGGAGCTGTAGGCGCAGGAACTGGTTACTTTAGTGGCGAACTTGCTGAATCATATGTTGAGGACAGAGACTTCGACCTTAACACAGCAACGGAAGAATCATTAGAAGCAGCAGCTAAAGATGCCGCATTCGGCGCTGGTTTTGGTATTCTTGGTAAGGGACTGAAGACAGTATATCAGCCCATTAGTAAGTTTTTCTCTCCACAATACTTTAGCAGTACAGGAGAGGCAGCAGCGACTGACCTCGCCCTTGCTATTCAGCGTGGTGACACAACCCTTGATAATGTCATAGCTTCCGGTGAGTTTAGTGAACAGTACCTACAGGAAGTAGTACAGAACTTAGGGAAGCGTGGTGAAGAACTACGGCTTGCCTCGGAACTTAACCAGAAACTTATGCAGAAGGGCGGCGGCCTTATGCCCGTACAAGCGGTTCCAGAGAGCAAAACGGGACGTTTAGGACAAGACTACGCCTCTTCTTCCATGTTTATGAAGCAGGAGTACGAAAACTCTTTAAAAACTCAAGACAAATATATCGTAGACCAGTTTAAAGAAATACTTGGTCGTTCTACTGACGATTTAACGAGAGAAGAAACAGGCGAAGCTCTCATAAAGATGGTAGAGGACAGTGATACGGCTTTGAAGGCTATTGTTACTCCTATGTATCAGATAATAGACAAAGAAGGTTCTGTCTTTCTTAAAACAGGTAATATAAAAAACAGAGTCCGTAGTGCTTATCTATCTTTACCTAAAAGCAAAAAGACATCTTCAGTAAAATCTGTTTTAGATAACGTAAATAACATCAACACCGTGCTGTCCCCGAAAGAAGTATACAAGAAGTTAAGAGAGCTGCGAGAGTTAAAAGGGCGAATCGGGAACGACCCCACAGCTAATAAAATGCTAAGCATAGCTACTGGAAATCTGGAGAAAATTTTTAACACCAATAAAAACATTGTTCGACCTCAGTCTGCTATTAAACGGGGCGAGGATGCTTTGGATGAGTTAATTACAAAGGAAGGTACTACAGGTATTCTAGGTAAGCACAAAACTATTGCTAATAAGCTCACTAGTATGCGTCCTAATATGTCATTCTCGGAAGCACATACAGAGCTTTCTACTTTAAAGTCTCTGCAACGTGACATGGAGCGTTCGGTGGGTGAGAAAAACACTAAAGCAGAGAAGTTAATTGGAGAAGCCATTACAGACCTGTCAAAGTCTATGGATTCTGCTGCTCAGAATTTTAACCCTTTGTTGCTTGAGAAGTATAAGGATTTGTCAGGACTGTATAAGGAAGGCATAAACACCATTCACGGCGGTTGGGTATCTAAGGCGCTTAAAAAGGATAACGTAGCCGACATTGGTCAATACTTGGTTAAATCTGGTGAAAACCTTGCAGTACAAGACCTTAAAAAACTCATGTCAAAAGCTAAAGAGTTGAAAGTGACAGTAGATGGTGAAAATATGATAAAGTCTATTGAGAAGGAGTTTATTAACAACTTGTTCCCGACTGGCTCGCCTCAACACTTTAATAACTTCCTACAAAAAATGGAGCTGGGTAAGTTTTCGGATACGTTCAATGCTATTGTGGGTAAAGAGAAAGGAGATAAACTTTATAAGTTAGCTCAGGAAGTAGATTTAATGTCTAAGGGTATTGAAGGTTCTGAAGCTGCTTTGTCCCTTGCTGTTAGAGGGGCGGAACTGGGTGCTATCCGTAACCCTGGTTTAAGTTCTCTGCTTTATCCTGTTTTCTCAACACTAGCTCGAAAGCAGATAGACCCTAAAGTAGTTGATAAAAAGATAAATATAGCAAAAGCTATGAACGCTCAATTACAGAAGGGAGATAAAATATCTAAGGGTTTGTTCAATAAATTTGTTGAAGGTCTACCTAAAACTGCTGCTATTACCGGAATGATTGTAGGGGCGCAAGTCCCCAGCGAGTAAAAAAGGGGGGTCATTGCGACCCCCAAGTTTACTTCAGTTGCTGTTTGCGTAGTATAACACCGCATATCAGCACTTTCTTAAACTATTTCACAAGCACCTCCGGTACACGCTAGTTCCTGTGAGCCGGTTGTGTTGTCTTCCTGCTCAAAGTATTGTAGGTCAGACCAGTTAATATCTTTTGGCATTGATGCTAGTAGTTCTTTATATTGTTCAGCACTGATGTCCTCATAAGGAGCTTGCTGATACGTATGTTCACTAACAGGCAACAAACTAATTCCACTACACAAGTCAAAGTTATCCCAAATCCACTGAGCTACCTGAAGGAACTCGCTGTCAGTGTAGTATACTGTGATACTTGGCTTATGCTCACACCAATGATTCTGGTACATCTTCCAAAGCTCTAGCTGGTGCATTGCACCTACGTCACTGACCGTCACACTGGTCTCTGGTGCCTTGACAGGGAAGCTAAACACCGATGACGAATCAGACATCACATCGTCCTCTACAGGGAATCCTGCGGCTGACATGAAGACTGCAAGCGGGTCTTTCTTGTCCGAACGTACCCGTCTAATGTAATGCTTAGAGAAGCGAGGATGGATGCCACTAGCACTATCGACAAGCTGAGAAACAGTACCACTCGGTTTAACAGCAGTAACGGCAGTAGACTGATTGATGCCAAGTTTCTTAGCCCACTTCTTATTAGTTTCAATAGCAACATTTCTCACATTCTCCAACACCACTTCACAATGCGGTGAGTTAGGTGTGCTTAACAGTTTGTTGTCCATGATACCTGTCATACTCACGCCCAGTAAAGCCTCTTCCTCTGTGTTCTTCTTCCAGATGTTACGTAAATATCTGAAGTCAGTCAGGGTAGCCTGTAGTGTACCAATGATGGCCGCTACTTCCGCCTTAGCTTTCAACGTCTCTTCCGTGTCATCCTCTCGTACTACAATCTCTGACAAGTTACAGAACTGATTACTACGTAGGATAATCTCAGAGCAAGGGTTAGTACCGAAGTCATAGTTAGGGTCACGACGGCCATTCCTAGCTGCAATCTTCTGTGCTGCTACACGACTAAACAAACCACGTTCACCTGACTTAGACTCGTACAATGTCTGCATCTCATTGAGGAACGCCTCGAAGTCTGGCTTCTCTGTGTACGCTACGCTGTTGTTAGCCAGTCTACGGTGTCCGTTAAGCTCCCACCATGCTCCTGACTTAGCCTTCGCCATACGTCCGTCTGAGAGGTTTGACAAGCTAATCAAAGCTGAACGTCTTACACCACCCACAACTACAATGTCAGCAACCTTACACACTACATCGTGACATTCAAGGCTGGTTAGCTTACGTCCCTCTGCCTTGCGGAAGACATCAACACAGAAGTGGAACAAGTCCTCCAAGGGTTGCGCCCCTGACGCTCGGCCACCAAATGTCTCTAGTCTTGCACCTGCGGGTCGTACCTTTGACATATCCCAGTTAGGTATCTTACCTGCGTACAGCATAGCGATAAGCTCACGGAATGCTGATGCCCATCCTACCTTACTGTCGCCCACTACAATCGTTGTGTCAGTCTTATGGAAGGACTCAGCAACGACAGGTAGCTTGGTAATGAAGTTACGTTCAACACTGAACCCGACACCAGTACCGCACATAAGCACGTACATAAGCTCGTCAAAGCTACGTGGTGAGTCAATGGCTAGGTAACTACAGTTAAAGCCTGCTACGTTGTCCTTGTCCAAGGCTACACCGGCAGTCATAAGACAGCGCATTGACGGCATAACTTCTAGGTTGTAGATAGCGTTATACAGTTTCTTCGACACTTTGCTATCAATCTGTCCACGTTCTGCCCAAAAATCGACATATCGTTGTACTGTCTCCTCCCACGTCTCACGACGGCCTTCCTCTTTAATCCAGCGCGCGTAGCGTGACTTGTGTATAAACTGTTGGTACTTATCCATTATTCTTCTTCCGTTGGTGGGTAATAGCCTGCGGCCTTTAAAAAATATTCAAACTGTTTGTACATCTCTGGCAGTGAAATGTCTCTGTCGTGTATGACTAAACTAACTGTGGTGTTTGGAGAGGAACCTAGCTCACAATCATAAGGGTGTGCGATGAACTCGTACCTAACTGTTCTTTGTGTTGTCATCTTGTTTCTTCTCCTTTTCTTTGTTCTTCTTACCGAAGATAGCGTCATAATTGTTCTCGTACTTCTTCTTGTCAGTAGGGCGCACTGCTGAACCCTTACCGCCGTGTGTCTGTCCTTGTGCCATTATTTACCACCCCCGCAACCTTCTGTGTCACAAACAGGAAAGTTCTGACAACCTAAGTGTTCTTCCTCGATGTAATCATCATCACCGTACTTATGATGTACATAGAAGTTAATTTCATCTACGTCACTTGCTAGTTTTGGGGAAATAAGAGCAGAGACCTGAAGAGAAGTAAGAACATCGTTATAATCTACATCGTCTCCGAGTAACCACGCTAACTCCTGTATCGCGTTAGTTACGCTAATTATTTTCCAAGTTGCTATGTTAAGTGCCATTACTCTATCTCCTCGGTCAAACGTGCTAAGTACCACTGAGCCTTCTGTAAATCTTCTACAGGCTTACCCTTGTAGTCATAACGCCAGAGGTACTTCATAGCATTACCCTTGAGGTAGCCTTTGAACTCTGTGTCGGACATACTAGCTTTGATAGCCTCGATACACTCTATGGAACCTGTGTTGTAATGCACTGGGCTTTCTACAGGGTCATCGACTGATGGGTACTCTAAGAAGTCCTTATACTCTTCCTCTGCTAACGCCTTGTACTTTGTACGTAGCTTGTCCCACATCTCTGGTGTTGCGTCGTCAATGCTCATAAGTATCCTCTCTATGTCTAATTAGTCTATCTTCAAATGCTTCCAACAGTTCCTCACCGTTTATCTCTAGCACTTCCAATATAGTTATCTCATCGTGGTCGCGTAGGAACTGTTCCTTGTATTCTTCAAACGACATCTTATTTATCCCTCACATACTTTAGTAATTCCTTAGTAGTCTTTACAGTGAAGTGAGCAAAGCCTTCCTTCTCGCACCACTGTCCCATTGTCATCTTACTGCCCTTGCGTACCTTCTTGTACGGGTCTGATAAGACAAACACTAACTCCCACTCTGGCATTGAGTCTCGGATGGAGGTGTACTTTTGTGTGTCTCCTACCCTGAAGTAACCCTTAGCCTCAATTAGTATCTTCTTACCGTCATGTACAAAGTCCGGTACGTACTTCCTGTGTATAGTGTAGGGCAGTCTGTACGGTTCGTATTCAAACTCTTTGTTGAGTTGGTCATATAAAGCTGACTCTAAGCCTGACCGGAACCTACCATTTTTCTTATTCTTACTCATTTGATTTTCAGCTCCTGTACGTTTGGCTCTTTGACTACCTTACACAAGTACTTTGGTGCGTAGGAGTAGTTGAACAACCGTAGGTCAGGATAGCAATGCTTTTTGTATTGACAGTAAGAACAACCCATTGCTAACTTCATGTTACCTGACTTGCCTTCCGGCTCCGGCTGGTGACATAAGTAGTTAGGTTCTGGTTTGTTTACCATCTCCTTCAAGTGCTTCACCCTATCAACAATCGTACCGTCAAACTCTATAACCCCTGCAACCTTTGGGTCGTTCAAGTCGTACTTCAAGAACGTAAGATGTCCGTTGGTCTTGTCCATCGCCAGCCAACCAATCTCTGTAGCACCTTCCGAGTGGGCGTAGGCTTTAATCTGGTCAACGTAACCGAAGGGGTCGTCGTTCAGTATCTTACCTTCCTTAAACTTCTTAAACCCAAAACTACTGGCTGACTTAACGTCGGTAACTACACCGTCAATCTTACAGTCCATTGAGCCTCGGATACCTTCCACCTCACAACGCTTCTGCTCGTCGGTTACTGTGTGCCCTGCCATACGTGTTAAGAATAACAGCATCTCTTCAATTAGATGTCCGTACATAAACTTAACGTATGTCGCGGGTTCAAGTTCTTCCTTCTCTGTACCTGCTACTACATTCCAAAGGTAACGGTCTGTGCGTCCAATGTTAGACAACCTTAGCGTCCGTTTGTCTTGTCGCTTCTCCCTGCCGAACTCAGTACGCATTAAGTCCTTGACTGCTTCACCGAACTTCTCAATCTCAGCCTCAACGTCTACTGCTGGGTCAGCGTCCTTTGTCTCCATCAGCTTGTAGATGTCTTTAACTAACGTCTCAGTCTTTTTCATCTTCGAGTTCCTTGAATGCTTT